ACAAATGGCAGAAATAGACAAGTCTTTACCAAACGTAAAGCAAACGATAAATATTCCAAGTCCTGAAGAAGCACAGGTAGAAATACAAGAAAAAGAATTAGAGGAAGCTAAAGATAGGCCGATAGATATACAACCAAATGAAGATGGTAGTGTTGATGTAAACTTTGACCCTAATGTTGGTAGTCAAGAACAAGGTGAAGATCATTTTGCTAATTTAGCAGAATTACTACCAGAAGAAGTTTTAGCCCCAATGGGACATGAGTTGTATGAAAATTATGTCAACTATAAATCATCTAGAAAAGATTGGGAGCATGCATATACAAATGGTTTAGATCTTTTAGGATTTAAGTATGAAGAAAGATCAGGTGCAACACACCCAGTTTTAGCAGAGGCTGTCACACAGTTTCAAGCGCTAGCTTACAAAGAATTACTACCATCACAAGGACCAGTTAGAACACAGATTCTTGGTCTATCAACTCCAGACAAAGAACAACAAGCACTTCGTGTTAAAGAATTTATGAATTATCAGATTATGTCTGAGATGAAAGAATATGAATCTGAGTTTGATCAAATGTTATTTTATTTACCATTAACAGGTTCAACATTTAAAAAAGTTTATTACGATGAAATTATGCAAAGAACAGTTTCTAAATTTGTTCCTGCAGATGATTTGATTGTTCCATACTCTGCAACGTCATTAGATGATGCAGAAACTATTATTCACGTCATTAAGATGACAGAAAATGATTTACGTAAACAACAAGTGGGTGGTTTTTATAGAGATATAGAATTAACTCCAGGCTTAGATAATGAAACGGAATCACAGAAAAAAGAGCGTGAGTTAGATGGCGTTTCTAAAACTAGAGATCAAAGAATGTTTACTTTATTAGAGTGTCATGTTGATTTAGATATTGAAGGATTTGAAGACATGAACACACAAGGTGAGCCTACAGGAATTAAACTTCCATACATAGTTACGATTGATGAAGGATCAAAAGAAGTTTTATCAATTAGAAGAAACTATGAAGTTGGAGACTCTACAAGAAGTAAAGTTAGATATTTTGTACAATTTAAATTTTTACCTGGCACAGGATTTTATGGTTTTGGTTTAATTCACATGATTGGTGGATTATCTAGATCTGCAACAGCTGCGTTAAGATCATTGCTTGATGCAGGAACCTTCTCTAATCAACCGTCAGGATTTAAAATGCGTGGCATAAAATTAAGAGACGAAGCAGCTCCAATCCAACCAGGAGAGTTTAGAGACGTTGACGCTCCAGGTGGAAACTTACGAGACGCATTTATGCCTTTACCTTTCAAAGAACCATCAGGCACACTATTACAATTAATGGGCATAGTGGTTCAAGCAGGACAAAGATTTGCATCTATAGCTGACCTACAAGTTGGCGAAGGCAATCAACAAGCTGCAGTTGGTACAACTGTTGCTATGTTAGAAAGAGGATCTAGAACAATGTCAGCAATTCATAAAAGATTATATGCTTCTATGAAACGTGAGTTTGGTTTAATGGCTAGAGTTTTTAAACTTTACTTACCTCCAGTTTATCCGTATGATGTTGTTGGCGGTCAGAGACAAATCAAGCAATCTGATTTTGATGACCGCATAGATATATTGCCGGTTGCAGATCCAAACATATTTTCTCAAACGCAGCGGATATCACTCGCTCAAACGGAAATGCAACTGGCAGCTTCAAATCCAGCTATTCACAACCAATACGAAGTTTACAGAAACATGTATGAAGCGTTAGGCGTAAAAGATATTGATTTAATATTAAAAAGACCAGAACAACCAATGCCAAAAGACCCTGCACTAGAACATATCGATGCTTTAGCAGGTAAACCTTTTCAAGCTTTTCCTGGTCAGGACCATCAAGCGCATATTACAGCCCATTTAAATTTTATGGAGACAAATATGGTGAAAAATTCACCAGTTATTGGGGCTGCAATACAAAAAAACATACTAGAACACATAAGTTTGATGGCTCAAGAGCAAATTGAAGTAGAATTTAGAGATGAATTACCACAATTAGCGCAAATGCAACAGATGGCGATGCAAAATCCAATGATGCAACAACAAATGAGGATGTTACAAGAGAGAATTGAAGCTAGAAAAGCAGTTTTAGTGTCTGAAATGATGGAAGATTTTAAAAATGAAGAGAAAAAAATAACTTCACAGTTTGATAATGACCCAGTTGCAGCGTTAAGAGCAAGAGAACTTGATTTACAAGCAAGAGAAAATGCTAGAAAAGAAAAAGAAGGCGAAGAAAGGCTAAATTTAGACAAAATGAGAGCTATGATGAACGATCAAAACCAAGATGAGAAGTTAAAACAAAATGAAGAGCTTGCAAAAATGAGAGCGGACACTTCAATACAAAAAACTATACTAAGTAAGACGATACCACCTGCTAAAGGAATACCAGATGCTATCTCAATAGTTAGAAAAGGAGAATAATATGTGGTTACATGCGATTAAATTAGCCGTTTCTGCTGGAAGTAAAATTTATGCTAACAAGCAGAAAACTAAAATGGCAATGTCAGAGGCACAACTTATGCATGCTGAAAAAATGGCCCGTGGCCAGGAAGCTTATCAAGGTAAGTTGCTGGAAGCCAGACAATCAGACTGGAAGGACGAGGCAGTTTTAATAATTTTAAGTTTGCCCGTACTGGTGTTAGCCTGGGCAGTTATATCGGACGATCCATCTGCGATGGACAAAGTAAAATTGTTTTTTGAGATGTTCTCGCAGCTCCCGTCATGGTTCACAAACCTGTGGATCCTTGTGGTTGCGAGCATATATGGTATAAAGGGAACGCAAATTTTTAGAAACGGAGGAAATAAAAATGGCAAATAGACTATACAACAAACAAGTATCACCTAAAGGTTACAAAATGGGTGGACGTGTTAAAAAAATGGGTGGCGGAATGATGAAGAGAAAACCTATGATGAAAGGATCTAAACCTGATTTTCTAGATTTAGACAAAGACAACAACAAGACTGAATCTATGAAGTCTGCAGCTGCTTCAGCTAAAAAAATGATGAAGGGTGGCAGAGTTAAGAAAATGGGTGGCGGCTCTATGATGAAAAAAAGAGAAGCTATGAAAAAAGGATCTATTCCACCACAACTTAGAAAATTCGTTATGGCTAAAAAGAAAAAAGCCAAAATGAAAAAAGCAAAAGCATAATGGCTGGAAAAGGTCTGTATGCAAACATCCACGCTAAAAGAAAGCGTGGAGGTAAAATGCGAAAAAAAGGTGCTAAAGGTGCACCGACTGCAGCAAACTTTAGAAGAGCTGCACAAACAGCGAGGAAAAGATAATGACTAAACTATGTCCAAGAGGTAAAGCCGCAGCGAAGCGTAAGTTTAAGGTATATCCCAGTGCATACGCGAACGCATACGCTTCTAAAATTTGTGCTGGTAAGATTAAAGATCCATCTGGTGTAAAAAGAAAAGATTTTAGAGGTCCTAAAAAAGCTGAAGGTGGTAGAATCTACAAAGCTGGTGGTGGTCTTACTGAAGCTACACAAAGACTAAGACGACAAGGTCTAGGTATGGGTGGTAAAGCTTGCATACAAATAAAAGGATTTGGTAAAGCACGAAGACCAAATAAATAACATGGCAAAGAACGGTTTAAAAAAATGGTTCGCACAAAAATGGGTAGATATTGGGAGCAAGCGAAAGGATGGTTCTTTCGCGAAGTGTGGTCGTTCAAAACAAAAGAAGGACGCCAAACGAAAGTATCCCAAGTGTGTCCCACTTGCGAAAGCAAGAAGAATGTCAGAAGGCCAAAGAAGATCTGCCGTTGCAAGGAAACGGGCAGCTGCCAATGTGGGACCAAAACCAACTAACGTTAAAACATTTGCAAAAAGAAAAAAAGCAGCTGAAGGTTATGCTGCTGGTTATACTGGTAAAAGTATAAAAGGTAATTACGGAGGAGTTGAATTATCTAATCCATCATATATTAAATATTATGGACCAAAGTTCATGCCATGAGAAGTTATTATTCAAAAGGCACAATGCCTCCTAGAAACAAAAAGAATTTCAGATCTACAAAATCTGGAGCAGGTATGACACGAGCCGGTGTCAAGGCCTATAGAAGACTAAATCCCGGTTCAAAACTAAAAACAGCGGTCACTGGCAAAGTCAAACCAGGATCTAAAGCTGCTAAACGACGTAAATCATTCTGTGCAAGAAGCGCAGGTCAAATGAAAAAGTTTCCAAAAGCTGCAAAAGATCCTAATTCAAGACTAAGACAGGCTCGCAGAAGATGGAAATGTTAAATGAAAAAACAAAAAGCTAAAATAAAAAAAGTTATGAAAGCTCTAAAGAAAGCCTCTAAAGCACATGCTGGTCAGGCAAAAACTTTGAAAGGAGTTCTGCGTGGCGGATCCAAAAAAAGGAACGGGTAAACACCCTGGTAAAAAATATGGTAGGAGACTTTATACAGATGAAAACCCTCGTGACACTGTTAAAATTAAATTCGCAACGCCGACGGATGCGAGAAAGACAGTGGCGAT